ATATTATATATTTAATTCTGGTACTTATTTATTTGAAAAACAAATAATATCATATACAATAACTGATGATATAGATCTATTATCAAATTATCTCACTAAATTAGATACCTATAAAGTAAAAGAATTAAGATAATTGATTTTTTAATCGTAAATATTTATTTTTATATTTTAAATATTTATTGTAATTCTTTTGTGAACCTCCCATTTGTTCTAATTTTTTTTCTAAATTATTTGTAACTTCTACATATTTAGAGTTATCATCATCACCTTTATATTTATCTCTAAAAATAAGACCAACATTATTTTTATCATCTTCATATAAAGATTCTTTTATTACCATAAATCCACGACCATTTGGAATAATAATTTCTGGTTTCTTGATACCATCTACTATTAATGTAGACATTTTTTTATTAGGTCCATATTTATCTTTAATTAACATTTTTATATATTCATTAAAAAATTCCATCTATACATTATATATATATTTTTTTAATATATATAAAATTCATAAAATCTATTGCTGAGCACATTGCATTCTCTCCCCTTGTTCTGTATGTTCGGTTTCTGTATTTTCAGTATAATCATTTAATTCACATAATACATATCCATTTGTATTTGTATTGTTGTATTTTGACTTATTATCATACTCAAAAATTTCTGCTAATTTATTACGTACCTCTTCTGATAAATGATCTGGATATTCCACCTCAAACATAATAATTAAATTACCTCTATCATTTCTACCAAACACTGGCATTCCTTGTCCAGTTATAACCTTTTTATCTCCATTTTTGATAACTTTATCAAAATTCTTAATTATTAGTTTTTGTCCATCAATTCCCTTTATGATTACTTCAAAACCACACATTGATTGTACTAGATTTATTTTTAATGTATAAATTAAATCTGGTGAATTTGTATTACGAACAAAATCCTTATGCACAATTTCTTTAATTCTAATAAATATATCTCCTCTTATATCCTTAAATTGATGACCTTTATTTTTAAACATTAATTCTTGACCGTCAAATGATCCCTTCGCAATATTAATCTCAATTGAATCTCTCTTCATTTCCCCAGTCTCTACATTTTTATATTGATAATCAACATTCTTTTTACTTCCTGTAAATAAATCAACCATATTTATCTCCATTGTCATCTTAATATTTAAATTTTGTCTCATAAACATTTCTTGAGGATTTATTCCACCACCCATACGAACAGGTTGACCATTTACAAACATCATACCTCCTGGCATTCCACCTGGCATTCCTCCCATCATACCCGGAAATCCTCGCATTCCTCCCATTCCCGGAATTGGAAATGGAAATCCACCTCCCATCCCTCTAAATATTTCATTAATATCAACTTCATTCGGTACACGTTGTTCATCAACACTTCCTGTTTGATCATATCTTTGACGTAATTCAGGTGTTTTTAATATATTGTATGCTTTGTTAATTGTCTTAAATTTTTCCTCAGCTTCTGGAGATTTATTTTTATCAGGATGCCATTTTAATGCCATTTGTCTATATGCATCTTTAATATCTTTTTCATTTGCTTCTGGTGGAATTTCTAATACTTCGTAAGGATTCATTATTATAAGATTATGAATAATTCTTTATATTTATTTTATAATAAAATAATAAAATAATAAAAATTGATAAAAATAATTGTTAATATAAAATATAATTTATATATTATATTAATGGATATATTTTCTCTCAATCCTATACAAGATTTGTTAAAAAAGGTAAATGCAAATTCTGAATTTGAAGTTATGTTTAATAAAACAAATCCCTTAACCATTAATAAATATATTGATATTTTAAAATACCTTGGAACACTTAGTAAAACTAAAAAATTTAAGCTTGTTAAAGAAACTTCTTTAGATATTGGATATACTAACTATGTGAATAAAGATATTATTAACTACAGAATTAGCATTTATAATATTGATAATATAAATAAAACAATTAATGATGTAAAATTGCGCAAAAATCATGTTATTTTTTCAATACTTGTAAATCATATCTTAAATGATTATCCAGATATTACAATAATGAAAAAAACTAAAGCAGAAAAGAATATTGTAGATATCGACAATTATGACATTCGTGTTCGCCTTTCAGATGAAAATGATGTTTCAAAAGATGAATTAAAAAAATTGTTATCAATTGATGAAAATGAAAGACATAACATCATTTTTAGATACAAACAACGTGTATCAATTGTTTTAAGTTCAGATGAAAATCATGAATTAAAGATAGATTTAACCCAGACAAAACAATCTAATAGTATTAATGATATTATGAGAGGTGTAGATAGATATGAATTAGAAATGGATTTATCAATGTTTGGAGATAAATATGATAAAAAAGTAATTGAAGTAATGAAAGAATATTCTGATAAAATATATAAAACAATTATTGGATCTAATATTGTTATTGATGTTGCAGAGAAAAATGATGTTTTAGACAAATATAAAGAACTTGTTTATGGTAATAAAGAAGATATTAATAAAGATCTTGCTGGAATGAATGTTATATCACTTGAAATCCAATATTTAGTAGATCAATTACCAAACAAATATTGTGTGACAGATAAAGCAGATGGTGAGAGATGTTTTATGTATATTGTTGATGAGGCAGTATATTTTATTGCGAATAACTTGAGCATAATTAAGACTGATCATAAAGTAGATAAAAAATACAATAACACATTAATTGATGGTGAATTATTATTTGTTGGAAAACACAAAAAGTATTTATTTTTAGCGTTTGATATTCTATTTGACAAAGGTGTAGATATTCGTGAAAATCCAAAAATGTTTGAAAGATATATGGCACTTGCGGAAAATGTTAAAAAGATTTTTGGATCAAAACTTGATTATAAGCCTTTTGGAAGTGATTTTGATTTAAAAAAGAATGGTGAACATATTAAAAGTCAAGTAAAGACATATATGAATGATTTGAATGATAGTTTAAAAAATGACAAATCATTATTTGTTATTAAATATAAATTATATTCGTTTCCTCAGGGGGCAAATGGTTGTGAAATTTTTAATTATTCGAACATTGTTTGGAATTTATATACAAAAGACTTAGATTGTCCATACATTTTGGATGGTCTAATTTATGCACCATTAGATCAAAAATATACTCGTAATCTGCGTGAAACAAAATTTAGAAACTTAAAATGGAAACCGAAGGAGAAGAACTCAATAGATTTTTATGTTGAATTTGAGAAAAACAATCAAAATGAAATCATAAATGCATTTGATGATAGTGGATCAAAAGATCTTGCTCAAAAAACAACATCTGGAGAACAAAGTATGATAGATGCAAATGTTGTTAAGAATTCAGGCAAGATTTATAAGATAGCAAATTTATATGTTGGTAAAGTAAAAAATGGTGTTGAATATCCGGTTCTTTTCCACAAGGATAAAAATGGATATTTAGCACATTTATACACACACATTGATGAGGGAATTTCAAATGAAGCAAGAGATATTGAGGGTAATATAATCCAAGATAAAACAGTTGTTGAGTTTGCATATAATAATGACCCAACAATTTTAGAGACAGATAGATGGATACCATTAAGAACTCGTTTTGATAAAACAGAGATGGTTAATAAATATAGAAAGAAATATGGTAACAATGAAGATGTTTCTGAAAAGGTATGGAGATCTATTTTAATACCAATTGATATTAGTGATATTCAAATATTAGGTGAACCTAAAACATATGAAAATCATCTTGCTGCTATGAGAGGGAAAGTAGATGTTAGATTAATTGAGACATCTAGAAGTGAAGATATTTATTATCAATTAAAGACAGATTTAGCCAAGCCTCAAAGAGAGTTCCACAATTGGATCAAATCATCATTCATTTACAATTATTGTTCTAAGGATTTAATCGGAGAAAAATTAACAGTACTTGATATTGGTGTTGGAAGAGGTGGTGATATCATGAAATACTTTAGTGCAAGAATTCAAGAATTAGTTGGTATTGATATAGATAGTAACGGTATTCACTCTGCTACAGATGGAGCTTACAGCAGATACAATAATTTAAAAAGAAAATTTCCTCAATTTCCAAAGATGACATTTATAGTTGCGGATGGTGGTGCAAGATTAAATTTAGAGGATCAAATTAAATCAATTGGATCTATGGATGATAAGAACAAGATGGAGATAAAGAATATATTTGGAGAAACAAATAGCGACAAACCAAAGAAATTTGATATTATGTCATCTCAATTCGTATTACACTATTTATTCAAAGATAATACAACATTAGATAACTTGTGTGATAATATAAATAGATTATTAAAATCAAGTGGATTTATTATCTTTACATCATTAGATGGAGATTTAGTGCATAAAGAACTTGTTAAAAACGGAGGAAAAATAGAATCATATTATACGACAAAAGATGGAACTAAAAAGAAGTTTTTCCATATTATAAGTAAATATGATATGAAACAAAGTACAGAAAAGACGGGAATTGCGATTGATTTCTTCAATGCTTCTTTCCAAGAGGAGGGAAATTCGGCGGTTGAATTTTTAATCAATCAAAAGTTTATTGTTGATACATTTAAGGAGAAATGTAACTTAGAATTAGTTGAGGCAGAGAACTTTCAAAATATCTATAATACATTCAGACAATTCTTTTCAACTACAGCCAAATATGAGGAAGAATTAAGAACAAGAGAATTCTTTAAGAAAGTTGAGGCATTTTATGATTTAACAGATGAAGTTAATAAGGCATCATTTGAGTTATCAAGATTGAATAAACTTTATGTTTTCCAGAAGAGAGATCCTAAATTTATGGCGAAAGTGAAGAGAACAAAATAAAGAGAACAAATGAAGAGTTAAAAAATTGATTTATACATATTATATATACTAATCTTAGTATATATATTATAACAAAATGTTTCACGTTAATAAAACTCCTGACTCTTTGTACCTAGGTGAAAAACCCAAACCGGACATTAAATACTATGGAAAAATTTACTATAATAATGGTACATCTTACCAAGGTTATTTCATGAATGAACAAAAGTGTGGTTATGGTGAAGAGAGAACACTGGAAGGCTACAACAAAGGATATTACAGAAATGATTCATTGAATGGAAAATCAATAACATATAATAAGAATAAAGGATCTTATATCGATTGTTATTATACAGATGGACTATTAAATGGTGATTGTACTGTATATGATGAAAAAAGTAATCTTGTTAATAAAGGGATGTATAAAAATGGTAAATCCTGTGTTTCTACTTTTGAGATAACTTGGAAGATTGTTGGTGGAAAACCTGTTAGGCAATATGAAGGATATATGTTCGAAGATAACTATAATGGTTTTGGTAAGTTGTATATTAATAATATGGTTTATATTGGAAATTTTACGACAGGAAAAAAAGATGGTAAGTTCCTAATATGCTATATGGATGGAACTTTAGCATATAGTCCTCAAACAAACTTAGATGTCATTATTGATATTGATAAAATTAAAAAAGATAATTTTAGTAATTATAAGAATACAATTGATTTTGTAAATGATATGTATGATGATAATCATAAAATTGTGTATAAAGAAAATAATCAAGCAAAATACATTGGAAAATTAAACTCTGATATGAAATATAATGATTCAAATGGAGTTTGTTATATGGGAAAAACTACATATACAGGTAAATTTGTTGATGGTATTTTCAAAGAAGGAGCTGTTTCAGATGATAGCTTTAAATACAAGGGTGATTTTGATAATTTAGATATAAGTGGAAATGGAGTAATTGAATTTATTAACGGTGAAAAATATGTTGGTAAGTTTAATAAGGGAGTATGTGAAGATGGTATTTTAAATTTCAAAGCTGAAGATAGTTATGGAACATTAAATTGTAAAGCAAATGTTAAATACATCTATGATCATACGATTATTGAATTAAAAGCAAATCCTAATAGTGAAATATTACTTGATAATAATAGATATGTTGGAGATATAAAAATTAATTCAATCCATACAACAAAAAATCTCGTCACAAGAGTTTTTATTCAGAAAGGAAAACATTATGCAAATAATATTTTAAAATATGATGGGACATTTAAAAATTTTAAATATAATGGTAAAGGAATTAAATATCATTCGAATGGTAAAATTGAAGTTAATGGATATTTCCAATTAGACGAACCAGTCGGCGGAGATTATTTTGATGATAATGGAGTATTAATTTTCTCAGATATGGAAAATTATTCAGATAATGACATGCCTGAATTAGGAACTGGAAATGAAGTAAATGAAAATATGCAGATTGTTAATGATATCAATAATATTTTAAATACACCTTGGATATCAGATACATTCGCAAATACAAATGCAAATGTACTTGTAAATCCACTTGTAAATCCACCAGACACTACTACCAATAATGTTGAATTTAATGGTGATCAGAATGTATAAATTTGATCTCTCGTTTTACTCAAATTAAAAATTGATCTCTCGTTTTACTCACACTAATTTTTAATTCAAATTTCATAAATGAAATTCAAATTAAAAATTGATCTCTCGTTTTACTCACACTAATTTTTAATTCAAATTTCATAAATGAAATTCAAATTAAAAATTGATCTCTCGT